GAAGAAACAGCATACAGAAAGAGTATTGAGTATGCGGATAGTAAAGGGGAGAAGATTGAGTGTGAAAACAAATACTTTAAAACATGGACATCTGACGGTAACCCTGATTGGAATTGGGACAAATGCAATTATAGAGTAGCCCCAAAGCCAGAGTATAGAGCTTGGACCATGGCGGATGATATAAACCACCTAAAAAGTAAATGGGTAACATCCAAAGGAGGCAAGAAAGAAAGAATGATTACAAGCCTAGATCAAAGCGTACTAAATGATTTGTATAGCAATTGGTTGATGGATGAGGAAATAATAGGAAAGAAGATTTAACACGACGTTGGGTTTTAGAATGTAGTTTCCCAGAAAGTTAACCTATTGACGAATAGACCATACCAACAAATAAAACAAGTTTGACAAGCTGGGAAAGACCGCGTTCATAGAAAGAATAAAAACTAAGACCGATGGACGAAAGACTAAAAGAAGCATTAATAACATCAGCATGTAAAAGCATGTATGGAGTTAATCCGGATGAGTTGTCAATAAAACTAACTAAGAAGGAAGAGGATGATATTTGTGAATTATATGTAAGTACTTTAAAAGAGGCAGGGTTTCAGGTTAAGGGAATTGTTAAATTTAAAGAGGGTGATATCATTGGAACGGATTGCGGAAATTATGCGGATAAACTTGTCATGTCGGTAAAGGATGACATACTAGAAACTAGCATATATCACACATGCGGTCATAAAAAGTTATTCGAAATAGTGACTTACGACAAGTTAATAGAAAGAGGTTTCAGGATAAAAGATAAGGAGTAATAAAAACTACTAGTTATGAACGGAGAAGCAACAAGGTTTAAAGCTGGTAATACAGTAGCTAAAAAAAGCCCTAAAGTAGTGATTAGAAAGTTCTTTGCTATGCTAGAGAATGCAAAGAGTGAGGATGAGATATTATCTTTTCAAGACGCATGCGCTAGTATTGAATGGAGAGATTCAAAGGTAAACTACTGGGTTAGAAAGCTTCCCGTATTTGCGACTTTAAAAGAAGATGTACAAAATGTGATAATTGCAAGGATAAACACAAAGGCATTAAAGAATGAATTTAATCCTACTGCGAGCATATGGAGACAGAAGCAATTAGGCGAAAAAGATGAGAAGGTTGTGGATAATAAAAGCTCTGATGGCTCCATGAGTGTTTCTAAGTTATCACCAGAAGCGGCTAAGGTTATATCTAACAAGTTAGACGAAGAAGTATAAGTATGGATTTTGACAATCTCACCGATGATGATATAGCGGTTGCTCGTAATAAATGCGATCAGTCACTATTGTTTTTTACTCGTTTTTGGTTTAGATTATTAAGAGGCTCCAAATTTATAACCAATTGGCATCACGATGATATATGCTCAGCTCTCGATGATGTACAACAATACAAATTAACTTTCTTAGGTATTAACATCCCACCAAGGTTCTCAAAAACAGAGCTTGCGGCGGTTAATTTTATAGCCCGTGGTATAGGGATGAATCCATGTGGAAACTACCTGTACATAACCGCATCGGATGAATTACGTTCTGAAACATCAATACGAATAAGAGATATTGTTTCCCATCCTGTATTTAAACGGATGTATGGGGTAGAGATGAAGAAAGATCAAACAGGCAAAAACCTTTGGCGCACTAGTAAAGGGGGAGGATTAAAAACCGCTACTATATTCGGACAAATAACTGGGTTTGGTGCGGGTCAAATGATAGACCACACAAACGACTTAGAAGATTACATAAGGGAGTTTGAAGGAAGTATAGTGTTGGATGATATTAATAAAACTGATGATTCAGAAAGCCTAAACGCCAACAATACTAAGGTGTTAAGAGTTATAGGTAATACTATATTAAGTCGTACTAATAGCGATGATACGCCAATAATAAACATACAACAGAGAGCAGGAACGGAAGATGCAACGGCTTATTTTAATGAGTTATTTGAGGGAAACGCTAAAGCTAAAACATTAGTATATCCAATAATTTACAATGAAGAAAGTTTGTGGCCGTGGAAGATGCCAATGGAAAAGATTTTAGCATTAAGAGACAATCCAAAAACAAAGCATACTTTCGAGACTCAGTATATGCAAAACCCTATGCCGGTAGAAGGGTTAATGTATCCGGATAGATTTAAGACGTACAAGGAGCTACCTACAGAAATAGGCACCGATGGTAAGGAGATGCTACAAGGTTGGTGTTTAGGCGTTATTGATCCAGCAGATGGGGGAAGTGATTATTTTTCAGCTCCTATAATTCAAGTGGTAGGTGATAGGATGTATTTAAAAGATGCTATTTTTAATCAGATAAAACTAATAAACAACGAACCAAACATAAAGGGTAGGTCAGATCTTAATAATGTTATAAAGTGGGTTGTAGAAACAAATAGTATGGGCGGGTATTTATCGGGTAGATTAAGGACTATAATGCCAAACAATACGATTCATGGACAATGGAACGCTACTAATAAACTAAGCCGTATAATGAATATGTCTGGCTTTGTATCCAAGTATTTATATGTGCCTGAATCACCATCTGTAGAAATGGCTTCATTCTTAAAATATTGTTATAAATTCCTATTGACATCGAAAAAAGAAGATGACGCGCCAGATTCGTTGAGTATCGGTGCCGCACACCTTGAAAAGTTCTATCATTTATTTAAAGAAGAATAAAGTTGTCTCCACCCCGTGCAACAAGTAGACCCAATAATTATTAGTATATTGTAAATCAAATAATTAACTTTTTAACTAAAACTAAGAATCATGGCAAAACCACCAGTAAGTAAACAAGAGAAACAAGAACCAAAAGCACCATTAGGAAGAGTTCGTAGGCAAGGTGGATCTAATGTGTTATGCCCGATATGCTCAAGCACTACATCAAAAGAATGGTTTTTCGGACTAGTCGGTAGTAGATTTTGTCACAATAACGAATGCGTACACAGTAGCGTGTCAATAATTAATAGTGAATTAGAAACAAAAGAGGATTATTTTCATGGAGTTGAAAGTAAAAATCCATTTATAGTAATACCATACGGAGTACCTATGAAAAGAGAATTCAAAACAATGTCTAATATAATCGTGACCGCTGAGAATTGGGATGTCATAGAAGATGTAGACGCAGTTAAGAGTAGTTTAGATTTATTAATTAAGAAGGCTACTGACTATAAAAAGAAAATAGAAGAGAAAGAAATAAGTAATATGGACTAAATTAGATAAATGGTCATTTAATAGGCTAAATGGACGCCAGGCGTTTAGTAAAAATAGCTACTCAAACCCTTTTAGTAATATATCTTTTGGTGAGAATTTGCCAGGATGGGTTGCGTTGAGTTGTCCTGAGCATTTCGAGCAAGCTGTTAGATTTAATCCTATAGTTAAATCATGCATAAATTTATTAGCATCCTCAGCAAGTAATGGGGAAAAGTATCTAATAGACTCAAAAACAGGTGAAGAAATACCCTGGAGTGATACCCGCGAAGTCGTGCAGAAGATTAAAAAGTTAATCATAGAGAGGCCAAATCCTAACCAATCAGGCAAAGAGTTTGAAGAGCAGTCTATCTTTTATCTTAAAACGTTTGGTAATAACTACGTTTATGGGTTGATGCCTTCCGGGTTTGATTCAAAGCTTGATATAATGAATATAGAGGCATTGTATAATCTACCTTCTCAATTCATACAAGTAAATACTACTGGCAAGGTTTATAATCAAACAAAGATAGAGGGTATTATTTCAGAGTATGCCAGAACAAATACTAATCCGGTAGATAAGTACAAGCCATCAACAATAATGCATTATAATGAGGTTAATGTTTCTAGCGAACAACCTTTAGTAATGGGTATATCTAAGTTAGAATCATTGCGCTATCCAATAAGCAATACTCAGGCATGCTTCCAAGCTATGGACACATTGCTAAGAGAGGGTGGCGCTAGAGGTATTCTATCAGTAAATTCTAAAGATGGTACCGGAGTTATAGTCCCATTACAACCAACTGAAAAAAAGGAAGTTCAAAAAACATTCAAAGAAGAGTATGGATTACAAAAAGGGCAAAGTCCTTTCTTAATATCTAACGTTCCGCTTGATTATCAAAAAATAGCAATGACCGCCAAGGAGCTTGGTGTTTATGAAGAGCTTTCTAGTAATAGTTTATATATAAGTAATGAACTAGGGATACCAGTAGAATTAATTAAGACAGACGTTAAGAACTCGACTTTTGAAAATCAAAGTCAATCGGTTAAGCGTTTATATCAAGATACCACCATCCCAATGGTAGCCGCAAGGGATCAATACACCAATCAAAGGCTTCAATTAGGAAAGTACGACGTTATCTTAAAAACTAGATGGGATCACATACCCGCATTAGCTGAGAATGAGAAAGACAAAGCAATGAGCAATAATCTTATTGTAAAGGCGGCTATTGAAGAATATAACACCAACCTCATAACATTTAATCAATACTTAACATCAACAAATAAGCCTCCTGTGGATGATTCAGAAGGTAAGTTATATAAATGGCAGAGGGATGCAAAAATCCCTAACGCTAACACTAATAATGAGTAATTTGGAATAAATATAAATAAAAGCTAATTTTACAACTATGAAAGATAAGCTATCAAAAGAAGATATTAAGAAGCTTCAAGAGAAAAAAGAGGCTTTAGTTAAAGGTGGTAAAGAAATTAAAAAGTAAGATATGATTTTTTGCAAAGAGCTAAATAAAGAGTTTGACACAAAAGAGCAGATGTTCAAAGAGTTAAAATCAAACGAGAGTAAGATTATAAAACTCAAAAAAGCATCAGTGCAAAAAAGCTGTGATAAAGGGCAATTCTCTCCTATAATGACAAGTGTTAAGTTTGACGAAACCGTTAAGGCTGAATTAAACATGAAGGAAGATTTTATTTATCCAATAATTAACACCACTCTTTTAATGGACTCACATTCTGATGTTCATTTTGATGGATTATGGAATAGATCATTAAGAGATCAAAAAGGCCAGTTGTTCTATGTGGCCGATCATTCATTAAAAGTTAGTGATGTTATTGCATGGACTGAGGATGTGAAGGCTTTTGTTCGCGACTTAACATGGCAATCGTTAGGAAAGGATCACGAAGGCAGTACTCAAGCTTTAATTTTTGAGATTAGCAAATCAAAAATAGTAAACGAAGCGGCTGAAAAAGCCATAACAGACAAAAAGAAAGTACAGAACAGTGTTAGAATGCAGTATGTTAAAATACAATTTGCTGTTAATTCTAATGATAAAGATTACGTAGTTAACAAAGCTTATTTTGACTCTAAAATAAACCTGATAGCCAACAAAGAAGAGGTTATGGAGCAGGGGTATTTCTGGGGCATCGAAGAAGCTAAGATATACAAAGAAGGAAGTATGGTTTTGTTTGGATCAAATCCTATTACTCCTGTTTTACAATTAAACGAAGAGCCGGAAAAATCCACTCTTGAAGAAAATGATCAGCCGTCAAGCGACACTGAAAAAAGAGAGTATTATTTATCACAATTAAAAATTGAGAAATGAAAAAGATTTGGATTAAAGATGGTGTATTCACCGAGCTTGATGGTGAGCAAGTAAAAGGCTTATCAACCGAGGAATTAGGGGTGTACACCACGGAAAAACACGCTAATGATTTAGCTGTGCTTGAAGCCAAAATGGTAGAAGCACAAAAAGACTATATTAAAGATGTATTGACCAAAGAGGCATTCGCTGAGAAAATAACTACTATCATGGGTAGTTTGAAAGAGATTTCAACACCTGAGAATAACACCGAGACAAAAGGATTGTCAGATGAGCTGAAAGACTTAACGGAGTCTATGAAAGCTATCGGAACAGAGGTTAAGGCTCTAAAAGAGAGTGGAATTGTTAATCAGGATCTTTCTATCAACAAAGGCACTCTACGAACTATAGTAGAAAAGCATCTTGCTGAGGCTGGATTGATTGGTGATGAGATTAATGAGAAGGGCATTAAGGTTAAGCCCGTAACTCTTAAGAATAACCAAGTATTAGGATCCGCTGGGGTTACTCAAAATGTTGATTTACGTCAGCTTTCAAAAGGCCATGTGCAAAAAGCTGGTGAAAATATGTTTATCAATACTGGAGGTGCTACCCAAACCGTATTTAATCAAGCTATCAATCGTTCTGATATCGGTGAGATTTCAGACCCATTAACAGCTAATGAGCACGCTTTGGATATTTTCAACACTCAAACTATCAGTGGGTCGTTAATGACTTTAATGATTTATGAGAATTTAGAAGCTAATGGTGAGTTAGTAGCTGAAGGTGCAGCTCCTAGTGTTGATTCAAGAATTGAGTTA